TGGCTAGCTGGCCACCGCCGCAGACAGGGGACATGCTGCCGGACGATGGGAAGGCCTGCGCACTAAATGTAACCGTCGTATCGGGATATTGAACACCAAAAAAGTACCACCCAGGCTTTGCCGCATAAGGACTGCTGAAACTGAACAGCACTTGACCGGTAGCTGTCGAGGTTACTCCGCCGCTAGCAAGTAAGCTTCCAGGAACGCCCGCTACATTGCTGTATATTCCGACCTGAAATGCAGTCGCTCCAAGAGATGCGACACTAATATTTACACCAATGCCGGTAAGTGTGACTGGCTCAAGAATGTAAATAGGAACATAATAAGTGTCACCGGCTACGGCCGCCGGCCCCGTCCCCCCTGAAGCTTGGTAAGGTGCGTAGTTGTTGGCAGCAGTATAAAAACGCGAGGCGTAGGAAAGCATCCCAAGGTCTTCAGATAGGATAGCGACCTCGACCACCGCTGCGCTTGTCAGGTTGATGGCTGTATTCGCTCCACTTGAGCCCCATATCGCGCCGCGCGTCAGTGAGGTTCCGGCAGACGTGTATGTTCCGCGCCCAACTTCCCAATTGGAGCCATCAACAATCGAGTAAGAAACAATCTCTCCATTGACTACACCAGCCGCAGCAAACGTCTGGAATCCAGCCGATGCAGCGTTGAGCGTGATTGTCCCCGTCCCCGGCGTGCCGGATACGGTCATCTTCGCCATGTCGTGAAGGCCGGACACTTGTTATCCCTATTGCCATTCCAGGCACGTCAAGCTGCCGCCGGCGGCCGACGAAATCACCCGCCAGGCGCACGTACAAAAAAGGTCATCGATGATGACCGTAGAGCCAACCGGCATCTGAATACCGGTGTTGAGCGCTGCCGCAACCGACCCAGTCAGCGGTTGCGGCATGAGATAAAACACAACGGTGGCGCTTGGGTTGTGAAATAGCAAACCGCGCCGCAGATTATTTGCAGCTAAGGCGGCTTGATCGGCTCCAGTCCCAACTACTGGCGTATAGATTGGGATGCCGCTGGTTACTCCGCCGGGTAGGGTCATGTTTCCTCACGGCCATTCGTAGATAGTGACCGGCGTAGTGGTCGAGAACCCTGCCCAGCCCTGACCAATAGAGGGGGCGTTGGTGGGCGGAGAGAAGCAGGTGACGATACCGGAGGCCGGCGTGACGGGAACGCCAACTGTGCCGGCGCCGTTGGCAGACGGCGTGATCGCTGTGACGATGGCGCCCGTCTGACCGCCAATAGCGAGACCGAGCGGCGCAATCCAGAGGATATTGGTGGCGCCTGGATTGCAAATCTGAAGCGCGTGGCGGGTAGGGTTGGGGCCGATGATAGTCTGCGCAGTGGTGACGGCCGTGTAAGCGTAAATGTTGGGGCCGAGCACGGTGGACTGCGCTTTAGCGTGGCGCGGACCATGATCTGGGAGCATCGCAACGGCAATCAAAATAACTGCCAATGCGGCAGCCATCATTGAATAGTCGAGTAGCTTTTTCATGTTGCCTCCTGCCGGATCAGCCGGCTTTCCAGTAGAGCGCGATCAGCGGGCCAAGCACGGTCACGCTGAAAAGGGTTGCGGCCACCGTCCGCGTTAAGTCCGGCTCCCAGACAGCATATGACCAGATGCCGCAGGCCGCTATGACAGCCAGGAGGCCCAGCAGCCGAGCCGACAGGATATCGAGCGCGACCGACAGGGTGGCAGCATAACCCTGTTTTACGTCAAATGGAGGTGACACCTCAGGCTCGGCCGGTGCCTGCATAACGCTAGGCTTGACCAAATCGGCAGCAGTTGGCTCAGGCATCGGCCGGAACTTGACCACGTTAGGGTCGGCGCCATCGTAAAGCTGATCAGGCGTTACACCTGGTGGCAGCTCACTTGGTGAAGAATGATCCTGGGCCATCGCCGCCTTCCTCAACTTTATGCCGCATCCCGGCCAGCTTCACGCCGGCCTCGATCAGCTTGATTCGGTCTACGTCTTCCAAGTCGTCCCTGCGTAGCTGCTTGCGTATATCAGCTTCCAGTAGGTCAACAAACGGCTGCTTCTTCCTGCTCATTGCAGATACGGATAAGAGTTGCCGGCCGCATCCAGCATAAACCTTGAGTCGCCCTGTGGCACGTTTGCGGCACCGACGCTGGCACCGCGCAAGATAGCAGCGTTGGCGTTACGGGAATTTATCGTCCGCTGGGCTTGGTTACGCGCAGCTTGCTGTGCGTTCACCGGCGCCCGCTCCTGGATCATCGTGACCAGCTTTTCGATCTCCCGGCGGCTCAGGAAATCGCCAACCTTCTTGCCTGCTAGCGCAGCGCCGGCGCCGGCGAAGGCGATGGGCGCGCTAGCGATCTGGGAAATGAAGGCAAGCCCCATGGTCGAATGCAACCCGGTTGGCGCAAACCGCCCAACCCAACGTGACGCATTTTCCACGATGGTGCCGGATATGATCCGATCAATCTGTTCGTTCTCCGCGTCAGTGTAGCCGCGATTACGCTTGGCGTTGTCGCGGATTTTGCGAATCTCCTGACGCATCGTGTTCTGTACATTGGAGCCCGTGCCGGTCGTGCTGGCGCGGTGTTGAGCACGCTCCAGAGCGTTCTCAACATCCTCGACTTTCTTGTAAGCCGACCAATTGGCAAGCGCGCCCGTCAATTCTTTGTTGGCCTGCGGCACATTCTTTTGCAGCCATGAGCGCAGCTCGCCGCGCAACTCTGCTGCTGCCGCAGCGTCCTTGGCGTTCACCTGCGGCGACACATGCCCAAGGGCTTCGTGGATATTGATGATATCGCCCAGGTCTGTCGATTTTGGCGCGTTGCGCAGCTCGTCCAGGAATCTGAAAGTCGTCGGTGCCGTGTAAGGCCGATAGAACTTGCTATGGAGATAAGTTTCCATCGTGTCAGCCAGATTGTTCATAACCGGAGGCGGCACGACCAAGGGATTGTTTTCCAGCACCCGGTAGAGTCTTTGCGATTCGTCCTTGATGCCCTGAGGTCCAACGAGCGCGCGAGCGCCTTGGGCTTCCCCACGTAGGCTGGCGGCCCCGCCAGCGGCAGCGCCGCCACCGAGTCCGCCGATAATGCGCGCCGGCGTTTCTAGTGACGGGGCAACCTCATGCGCTGCCGCACCAAGGGCTTCTGAAGTGGCCCCGCTGAGCGCGCCGCCGGCGGCTTTCAGCACCGGCCCGCCGGCCCCTAGATAACTTATAGGATTGGTAACGCCTTCGACCGCCCCGCTAAGAATATTTTGGCCAGTGGAGGCATTCGGATCGCGCTCCAGACCCAACGCCTTGGTGAGCCTGCCGGCGTAGTCTGTCTGCGGAGTATTCTGCTCACGCACACCAAGCAAAGACTCTCCCTTATCGATGCCGGCATTCAGCAAATTAGCGCCGGTCTCGATGGCACCGATAACGCCGATGGGGCCACGGCCAGCCGCTTTGGCCAGCTCGTCGCCGGTCGAGGGGGCTTGCGGCTGATGCTGAGACTGCGCAAAGGCGATAGCCTGATCCTCAGTGGCGCCCTCCGGGCCTTCCACCGTGATCACCTTGCCGTCTGGCGCCTGCACCTTGAATTGAGGCATTACTCGATCACTTTCCACCCAGCCGATGGAGCGGTCACCTGCGCCGGCGGCTCTTGCACACCGGTGCGCATTTCCTCGCGCACATTACCTGGCGCCTTCTGCATGACGCTAATTTCGTCAATTAGACCCTGCAACGATGCCTCATAAGCCTTATCAGGCTGATTCGGATTTAACATCTCGCGCGCATGGACCCGACTATCGACGGTGCCCTGGCTACTGCCGGTAGCGGCCCGCGAATAGATGTTGATCAAGGAATTGGTCTTCACCACCAGATTGGCAAATGCTGGATCGCCCTTCTGTATTTTCCATTCGTTGGCCGCCTCATTCCAAAGCGCAATACCGCGGCGCGGGCTCGCGCGGGATGCGGCAAGCGCCTGCGGCACCATGTTCTTGGCCTCGTTCACCGAGATGGCAATGTTGCCGGCGCGGCCGCCAACAGTCGTGGCCTCGCGTAGTTTACTAGCGTAGTCGCGGTCAGCAGCGGCCTGGTTTTCAGCAGTAAAACCGCGCTCTTGCTGCACCTTTGACAAAAGCGTGTTGAAGGCTTTTAGGGTGGCCTGGCTGCGGCCCATCTGGGTGGTAACCGACTTATCCCCATTTAGCCGGCGCTCCACCAGCGGCATCAAAGCAGCATCGCTGGCGGCCTGCATGTTATCAAGACGGGCATCTATTGATCTGGTTTGGTTATCGAGGCGCTTGGTAGATTCCTCAAAGCGCATGAAGAATTCACGTTGCTTCTCGATCGACTGCGCCAGCATGGTGAAGTTACGCTGCTGACCAAGATTGTAGGTGATCTCATCGCCATACTGAGAGGCGACCAGCTTGATGCTTTCCATTTTCTGATCGATGTTGAGTTTTCGATCCTTCCAGATCGCATTGTATTGATCCAGCTTGCTCTGGTTGTCGTCTTTGACCGTGGCTACGGCTTCCCTCCATTCCTCGATCTTGCTTTTGTAGACCTCCAGATTGCCCTGCGTGAACCCCTGAATAGCGCCGGAAAAAGCATTGAGCGCCGTGGTCGTACCGCGACGAGTAAGCACACCAGCCAGAGCGCCAAACACAGTCGCAATCTGCAAGAATTCCATCGAACCTTGACCGAGCTGCTGGGCTGGCGGCTTAGGGGTCTTTTCGAGTTGCGGGACTTGGGGACCTGGTCGGTCCAAATCTCTACGAACGCCGGCGATCATTGGGTCGAGCGTCTTGCGTCGTTCCTCGTCCAGCTTGTCGGTTCCGGCCATCGATTGCTGCATCTGGCTCATGAGCATCTTCATCGGGTCAGCGCTGCCGGGCGTTTCCAAAGCCTGCTGAGCGCCGCCGCTCATAGCGGCCGGGTTCAGTAAGCGAGGATCAAGACTGGCTTGTTGATCCTGCGGGGGTGATTCGTAAGACGCAGGGTCGAACATCAAGCCAGACCCGGAGCGTTCATCGAAGGTTTGTTCGTCAGCCATTTTATGCCGTGGCTCCCGCTGTCTTAACGCCCGCCGATCCAAACTTGCTCAACCCAGCCAGCAGCCCGAAGGCTTGGAGGGCAGATGATACCGCCTGATTAAACGACGCATCTTGCTGTACCTGAAGGTTGGCCGCCTGCATCAAGGTAGCGTCCACCTGGCTGGTGATGTTGCCGGCCGTTGACACACCAGCGTTGGCGGCAGTGGATGCCTGGAATGCGGTCGAGATCAATTGATTGATCATCTGAACTTGCTGCGAAAGAATATCCTGCTCGATCTGGTTCTTGCCTTGGACCCATTCGCTGGTTTGCTCTGGGTTGGAGTTACCCTGATTCGCAATCTGCTGATAGAGCTGGTTCAGGCGGTTCTGGCGCTGGGTGTTGAGCGCCGCCGCCTGTGCAGGGTTGATCTGGAAATTATTTGCCAAGTTGAGATCAGCCGCCGCCGTCGCGTTGAATAAGCCGGTGTTTTGGGTCGCTGCCGCTTCCAGCGGCTTTGCATTCGCCTCTGCATTGGCGACGGCTTCGTTAGCCTGGGGCGGGATCGGGGGCGGCCCCTTGATCAGATTATAGCCCAGCATTCCGAGTGGGAGCGCCAGCTCGGCAGCCTGGGTCCAGGGGCTGTTGAGCACGCTTGATACGCCGGCGGTGATACCGCCGCCAGCGGCTGGGGCAGGCGCAGCGGCTGGGGCGGCGGCGGCATTCGCCACAGCGCCAGGGGTGCCGCCCGCCAGCGAAGCTGCTGTGCCGGGCTCGGCGGCGGCCACGGAGGGGCCGGCGGTATCGAGGGCGCCGGTCGCGGCTGCAATGTTGGGATCGGCGCCGGCGGCGATCACATCTGGAGCAAGGGTACCGGCATTGGCTACTGACGTGGCGGATGGCCCTACAGCGCCAGCGCCAGCCTCTGGGGCAAAGGCAGTAGCCGAAGGGGCTGCTGTCGCAGCCTCGCCGCCAAGCGCACCGGCACCCTCCAGGGCGCTTGCTGAAGCCCCTCCAACGGAGGTACCAAGCTCACCCCCCACCGCCGCTTCGAAGGCGGCCGGCGTGATACTGCCGGCAAGGTCAGGGCCAGCCCCCGCCAGCGCTCCCGAAATATCAGCGGCAGCGGGCGCCCCGGCGGCAGCTCCCAAATCAGCAGCGCCAGCCCCGGCTGTCGCTCCAATATCAGCCGCAGTTCCGGCGGCCAGGTCAACCGCGCCGCCACCAATCGCGCCAGCGCCAAGATCGACCGCGCCGGCCCCGAGCGCGGTGTCGGCCGCAATCGCCCCAGCTCCAAGATCGGCGGCCCCGACCGCGCCAGCTTCGGCCGCACCGGCCGCAGCCGCGCCAACATCTGCCACGCCGAAACCAAAGAGATCGGCCAAGCCAATGGCTGCTAAATCGAAGCCCATTTTACGGTCCCGCGTTGTTCAGTAGGGCGTAGATGCCTTCTTCAGGGTTTACGTTTCCACCCGGGGCGCCATCAGCCGGGGGCGGGTTGTTATACACCCGTTGCGGCCCGGGGACGCCGCCCGGCAGGGCCACACCGCCAGCTCCATTAGGGTCTGTCGGATTCCCCAAAAAAGCGGGACCGCCGGGCATGCCAGGATTGCCGTAAATCCCTGATTCGGGATTGAAGTTGCCGCCATCAGAAGCAGTCGGTGGAGGCACGAAAGGAGGCGGGACAAACGGGCCTTGTGGCTGCGGCCCGGTCGGACTGCCCGGTGAGCCGGGTATGGGCTGCACGATAGATGCCGCCAGCGAGTTGGCGTCAGCGCTTGAACCGCCGCCCAGGCCGGTGGGGCTGGTAGATGGATTAGCAAGCGCTGTCGCAGCTTCCGCGCTGACGGGCGCACTCGGTCCAGAGATCGGACTTGTCGTGTCTGGCGTTGTCGCCGGCCCGGCCGCCGGGCCGCTTGCGGGAATGTTAGCCACGCTGCCGGGTCCGGCCGGCGCTGCGCTGGGGGCGGTAGCCGTCGCCGGCCCGCTTGCGACCTGTAGCGCGCTAGGATCAGCCGGCGCGCCGCCTGGGAACATGCCAGCCGCCGCACCGGCGGCAACCGTAGCGTTGGGTGAAAGATTCTGGCTGTCCATTTTGGCCGGCGTTGGCGTTCCGGTGTTGTTGAAGGCCCAGGAAGCAGCCCTGCCTCTTGGTTGAAGCTGGCATTTATTGGCGCAGGCGGCGCTGCCGCATCGATAGCGTTGAATGCGCCTGTACCAACAAAAGATGCCGGTATCGGTCCCGGCGTCGGCCCCATGTCAGGGCCTGCGATAGGCGCTCCCAGGGTGGTGAAGCCAGCCTCCGCTGCCGGCGTAACTCCGGGCATCAGCCCTCCCGCCAGCTCAGGAACATTTGGATTGGTCGAGTCGATAGTGGCAACCGCTGGCGCCGGCGCGGCTTGTAAATCGGCCGCAGCTGCCGGCGAGATACCGAGCAACGAACCGATACCAAACCCACCATTTGGCGCTGGCGTTGGAGTGAATCCTGGAGGCGGCGAGGTGTCCGGGATTTGGTTTGGCGGCGTAAAGTCCGGGTCCATGAAATCCATCGGACCATTTCCGGGTGGCGCTTCAAACATGCCCGGCGAAAGACCCAGTTGCTCATTGAATGAGCTTGGTGGCGCGCTTTGCATATTGCCAACCATGTTGCCAAAATCAGCTCCCGGCTGCGGCCCGATATTGCCTCCGTTAATCCCAAAACCTGACCACACGCCAGGTGCCGTTGATTCAGTGAGGGCTGTCTGTTGCGGGCTAGCGTCAGAAAGCGCGGCCGAAACCGGAGAACTGATACCGGCCAAAATATCTGACGCGCTGGTAACGCCGCCTGGTAACCCGGCTGCTTCCGCAGCCGCCGCAGGTGAGGCGGAACTCAGAGCGGCCGAGGCATCGCCAGAAACACCTGATACGCCTCCCAATCCGGCTTCTGATGTTGGGCCACCTCCACCACCGGCGGCCGGGTCTTGAGTCCCGCCCGTCGCATCTGATGCTGGCCCGCCGGCACCCGCATCGGAAGGTCCGGCTCCAGTTGCGTCAGCGCCACCCCCCGCTCCGCCACCAGGGTCTTGGTTCCCGCCAGTGGCGTCACCGGGGCCGGTGCCATCATCCTTGTTACCGCCCCCGCCACCGCCTCCAGGGTCTTGGTTCCCGCCAGTGGGATCATTTGCGCCGGTGCCGTCGCCGCCATCTGTAGTACCTCCTCCACCGGTGCCGTCGCCGCCACCGCCACCGCCGCCTGCGCCACCGTCACCGGTGCCCCCACCACCAGCGCCACCGTCGCTCTTGCCGCCGTCACCCTTGCCGTCACCACCGTCCGACTTGCCGTCACCGCCGTCACTCTTGCCGTCACCCCCATCGCCGCCGTCACCCCCATCCCCTCCGTCGTCATCGTCGCTGGCGCAGAACAACCAGCTCGGCTGCCAAAAACGAAACAGATCATCCAACATTGGTCAAATCCTTGATGTAGACGAGATCGGTCAGCTCATAGCCCAACGATTCGAAGATATAGCCATGGTTGCTCTTGGCTTTGCAGCGCACCGAGAAGATTTTGGCACCCATATTGGCGGCGGCTTGCTCCGCAAACTCGATCAGCTTCTTGCCCCAGCCGGCACCCCGATATTCCGGCGCCAAATAGTGGATATCATCAATTGCCACCAGCACGTCGCCGTAATGCAAATGTGGTCGCACCACCAGCACCATGTAGCCTACCATGTGACATGGCCTGGTGGTGATGCGGGCGGTCACGAACAGCAGATCGCCCAATTGCTGCATGTGACTATAAGCCTCCCAATCCGGCTTCAGCTTGTTGATATGCTGAAGCGGTGCTAGCTCTTTGTAATGAGCCTCCAAAAGGGCTGGCGGGATCGAGTAGCGGGAGAGCCGTTCAATATCGAACGTCAGGATATCCCGAGCGCCCCCCTGATCAGGCTGTGCTCGTCCGCGTGGGTGTCCATCCATGTGAACCATTGGTCCTCCTTACTCAGATCAACATCAGCCAGATCAATGCCGCCAACTCCAGTGTAGGTGCGTAATCCCTGGTGTGCCGCCTGGTGTGATTCGAGCCAGGCGCTGATAACTGGCTTGCTGTCTTCCCAGAGGGCAAAGTTGTAGTCCGGGATAAACAGCGGAGGCGTGCGAGCCTGGAAAACTCGAACGAATTGGGCGTGCTCAAGGTAGTGCTCCTGTAGCCAGATCGAGAAGCCGATCGGGTCACGCGGCAGGACAATATCATGAAAAAAGATTGGCATCACGCGCTCATTCTGGAGGCCATCACGGCGTTGTCCTGATACTCTAGCAGCGCCTGGTTGATGGTGAAACCACCCGTCCCGCTGCCGCCGGCAAAGGTTCCTGTCAGTCCCAAACCAAGATAAATGCCGGTCCCGGCTGCGGGTGTTCTCTGGTACAGAAGACCGGTCGTGAAGAAGTTGACCACTTGGGATGCGTTATTAAGGAAGACAACTTGTTGTCCGGCGTTGTTGAGAAAGACCATTGCTGATCCAGATTGAAACGGGAAAGGTTGGCTTCCATTTTCGGTATCCACGGTAAAGTTGACGGTCGTGAAGTTGCTGGTGCTTAGCATGATCGCAGCCCGCAACGCCTTCTTGCCTTGGTGCGGGGCATTGTTGTCGCTGAGCGACGTGCGAAAGATAACCGGAACAGGAATGTTGCTCTGGAAAATCTGCGTAACGTCGTTGCCGGACGAAGCGAATGTTTCTGTCAGACCAGCGATCGACGCCGTGCATATGGCCGTGAGCTGATTGCCCTGGTTGGCGACGAACCAGCGGTTCTTGTAGAAGCACAAAATCAAGGATCGGGTGATGCCTTGCAGCGGGTCTTTGTACCGCATCAGCAGCAAAAAAGTATGCAGCGACGTGTGCAAATCCTGCACGGCGGCCTGCAATGGCTGGCTGAAATCCGCCAGCGCAAAGATGCCGTCCATGGGGTCGGAGACCTTTTCAACCGAGGCACCAAGCACGGCGTACACGCCCACTTTGTTGGCAAATAGGATTAGCCGATTGTAAGAGGTAATCGCCCGTGGGAAGGGAGTACCTTGATCGGAGGACAGAGTGACGATGTTGAAGATCGTGGAGGAGCCACTAACAGTGACTGTGCCAATTTGCTTGATGCTATTGTCACCGAATATGTAGAGGAAGTTGTTAAGAGCGCGTAGCGCGGTGATTTGGTGGACAAGATCGGCATCATTGATCACCGTTGACCCCGCAGCATCCGCCGCCGCCGCATCATCGAAGCCTTTTGTGCCCGTCCATGTAAGGTTGCGCGTGCCCGCCAACCAGACGCGGCCGGCGAAGATTGCAAGGGTTGTTGCAGTGAGGGCAAAGAAAGGCCAGACAATAGCTGTTGCAGCAGCTGCTCCGCTGCCGAAGGTGACAGTGAGGGTGTCCCCCGCCTTGAAGCCGGTCCCGGGGGTATCGAGAATAACCGCCGTGACCACTCCTCCGGTGATGACTGAGTGGGCTGTGGCGCCGACACCGGACCCCCCAGAAATAGTGACGCTGGGCGGTGCTCCATACGCTGATCCTCCATTGGTGACGACAATGTTTGGCGAGACACCGCCGGTCTGCACGAAGGTATGGCCATCCCAGGTACAATAGCCGGCGATCGGATCAGCGATCAAAATACGCTGTGACGACCACACCGTCATGTCTGGCGCAGGCGAGAAGGTGCCGGCGAGCGCAAATTTAACGAAGGCTCCAGTTATGGCGTTGACCTGGTAGCCGGCGCCAGACTGAGTAAAGCAAATTATGAAATCGGTGTTGACGCCGCCAGGAGGCGTAAAGTTAGCCGAGAACTTTGAAAGGATGACTTCGCCAGGCAATATGGCAATGGATGGCGCCGGCCCGTTGCAGGCGATCAATTGATTGGGGCCAACGATCTGAAGGTTCTCACACCATGCCAGCTTGTTGACAGGCAGCGCCTGACGCGCCGACTGCGTATCCATCGTTTCGAAGCCGCGAAAGATGATGTAGTCGAATGTGGACTTCTGAGTCTCGCTAATCTTTGACATTAGAAGCCCCGTTGCAGGCGCCGCCAGAATGTCTGATAGGGATTGGAAATCCGCCGGCTCTGGCGCGTAAGCTGCACCTCCATCTGCCTGGCTTTGTACTTTTTGTGCATGTACTCGGCCTGCTCGAAGTTTTGCGCCTTCAGCAGCGCCAGGTGGGACGCATAAAATTGCACGCAATCCGCCATTGGATACATGATCTGCAAATCGGCATCGGTCGGATTGACCAGAAAATTCGGCAGCGTGATCGCATCTATCTCCAGCTCATAGTTCTGGTCAGGGATCGGGTAGATGTAGAACTGATTAGACTCCGTCAGGTTGCTCCACGCCGCCGGCTGGCCGACGTTGTTGAGGTTGGCACGGAAGACGGCCTGGAAAAGAGTAAACGGCTTCCATTGCAGCATGGTGCGCTGGACGCCGAAAATGAAAGAGATCGAAAGTATATCCAAAACCTGGAGGAGCGCCTGGGCGTTACAGTTTCCTGTGGCCGCCGGCGCGCCGCCAGAGAAAACAACATTCGGTATGGCGGTGTAGCCAAGCCCCCAATTGGTCATACCGACAGATGCCACCGCCGTGTTGGTGCTGTTCATTACGGCGATGCCAGTGGCCTGGATGCCGCCGGCAGGAGGCGGGTCGAAGGTGACGGTTGGGATAGCTGGCGGCACATAGGTGCCGCCAGTGACCACCTCAACGCCAGCGATACCGCTGGTGATCGGGTAGACTTCTTGCGCAACTATGGTGCTGAGATCGATGTAGAGCTGGCGAACGCAGTGGAAATCGAGAGCAACGCGCTGGCGCGCGTTGTTGATGAAATTGGTCAGTTCCTGGGTGGTGTAGTCGATGCCGGCGCTGTCATGCACCAGCTCCTGCACCTGCGTGATATATCCGGCAAGGTTCATTCATGCTCAACTTCTCGATTGGGCAACATCAGCCGCCGCCATCATCTTGTTGACCTTGGGAGCACGCTGCGCCGGCGCGGTAGGCTCGACCGGCTCGCCTTCGTCGTCCACCTCGACCGGCACCATGCGGTACAGGATCGGGGTGATCTCCAGGTTGCCGAAGAAGCGGTTATTCTGGCCGCTCGTTTCCATGGCCGGCGTGTTCCAGCCAAATCGCTTCTGTACGTGACGCTTGACGTTGGCCTGTTCGGCGCCAGGGAACCAGCCAAAGATGTGATTGGCTGCATCGATCGGGACCGAGACAGGGTGATTCGGCTCGAAGACATAGGGCACGCCATCGAAGCGGTCAGCAATGGTGAAGTCGTTGCGATTGACGATCTTCACATTCATCACCTGCGGCGTGTCGAGTTCGGTTTCAGTCATTGACACGCTCCATCAAGAAATCTGGTACGGGGGCTGCCGGCGGTTCTTCCACGAGGGGGAGGGCCGAATCAAGAACCGCCGGCTTCTCCACAGGCGCGGCCGCTGCCGGGGGTGGATGGTCGCGCATGTAGGTGAAAGCGGCATCGAACATGGCAAGGAACATGCCGGCTTCCAGGTGATCATTGCTATCACGCGGTACAGTATTCCAGGCGTTGCGCCTGGCTTGCGAGACCGCGTCCAGCAGGGCCTTGTAGTCCGGGCGATCCATCATCGGCTTACTCGTTGATGAACATCTGGACAACGGACGTGTCGGTCACGCCGCCCATGGTGATGGCAGAGAAGGTTACCGTGGTGGTTGCGATCGAAGACGACTGCGCAACGCCGAAGTTTGCCGGCAGCATGACGACCTGGAACCCAAAGCCAGGGTCTTCGATCGAGAGCGCGCCGGCGGTCGAGGTCAGAACGCCGTGGAATTCACGACCCTGCAACAGGTTGTTGTTGTTGAAGGCGGTGGTGGTCGGAGTCAACTCGCCAAGCGTGCTGATGACGGGCTCGCCAACGGTATAGGCGACACCACCGGAGCCGGTGATGGCAGTCACGACCCATGACATGAGCGCGGTAGCCGCAACGCCGCCGGCGAGCGTGCCGCCGGCAAAGGTGATCGCCGGGACGGCCGTATAGAGAGAGCCGAAGTCGGTGACAACAAGACCGGTCAGGGTGCCGGAACCGGTGAGGGCGCCGGAAGTGACCAGCGCACCGGCCGAGAACGGGAACGCTGCCTGCAAGCCCTGCATGAATTGCTGCGGGATCGCGCCTGCGGCCGAGCCCAATCCGCCGCCGCCGGGGCCAATGGCGATCTGGCCGGGCGGGAAGTTTGGCGCCACCGGAGTAGGCAAGGTCGGGATGGTATAGGGCAGCGCCGGCTGGCCCGGATAGTCCAGGAACTGCGGGACCACATAGAAGTTTGGCACGGAGGTGTAACCCGCACCGACGTTAAGGAGGGTGACACCGTTGAGCACGCCGGCCGCAGAGATGGTCGAGGTGGCGGTGGCCTGGATGCCTCCTGCCGGGGGCGGGTCAATCAGGATCAGCGGCGGCACCACAAAGCCAGAGCCGGCTTGGGTTATCGTCGGGGCCGAGAGCGCTCCACCGATGATGACGTAACCCTTGGCCGTCTGGCCGTTGCCGCCAGGAGCAGCAAAGCCCACAGTCGTGCCGGTCTGAGTCGGACCAATGCCGTTGACGCCACCGGAGCCGGCGTTGGTGATCGCCGCAGCCTGGACAACACCTGATTGATTGATCAGACGATAGTTGTAGCCATCGACTGAGATAGCCTGAGACCCGCCGGGGACGCAGGAGTAGTTGCGCCAGGTGGACAAGATCGGGTCCCACCACTGGAGAACGCTTTGTCGGCCAGGGGTGACCAGATAGTTGCCGGCCGGAAAGTAGACATACTGACCGGAGCCGAGAGCGATCGGGAAAGGACCGGCTGGGTTGAAGGGGAACGGGCCACCGAGTCTCATGTCGGTCTCCTTAGATGTTCAGGAACGCGAGGTTGTCGAACTTGCCATGGGCCTTGCACTTCACGTCCACCATTTCTAGAAGCGTCAGCAGCGCGCCGATGTAGCCAAACTGGCCATTGGCCAGCGTTGATTCGAAGCCAGTGAAATAGAAGGAGGCACGCTCATGGACGTAGAGAGACAGGTAGTCCGTGTTGAGGAGATAAAGAGTCCCCTCGGGGGCATACGGGTCTGGATAGAATGGGACGCCGGCAACATCCAAAGCTCTAAAGAGCGCTTCAACCTTGCCCTCGCCAAATGGCTGGTTCGGAGTGACAACATATCGCTCATTTGGCGTGAAGTCCTGAGCGAGGTTTGTCCAGGTGCCGAAGCCCATGAGTCCCATTTTCGGGATTTCTCCCGTTACCTTCGTGACCTGGCTGATGTACTGGAGCATGAGGTTGCGCGTCGGCGTGGTGGGAGCGCCGTTGTGGACGTAGGTTGATTTCCAGAAAGTGTTGTTCGGGCGCGAGATGCCGCCGTAGGCGGCGGCAAAGGTGCCGTCATCGATCGCCGCTGGCAATCCGATCATGGATTGGGTGTTGACGATGTTGTTGTACATATCGGTGGAGAAGCGATCGAGCGTGACGTTAGTGGCGTCGTTCATGCGCGCTTCGATCAGCGGCACCACCGAGTAGTCTAACTGGACCAGACCTTCCATCCCAAGGAAGGGGATGGCGGTGAGGTAGCCCTTGAGGTTGAACTCGGCGTTCTGGAGGCCAGGGGTCACGCCGGGTTGGTTGAACGATCCGTCATAGCCGACGTTCTGGATCGTCACCATCGGGTTGCCTTGCAGCGGCACGGTGATGGGCGAGAGGCCGCCAGAGGCGACCTGAGCGTGCGATAGCATCGCCGCCATCCACGGTGTGGACTTCCAAAGTTGAATAAAAACCTTGGGAAGGAATGCTCGCCGGGTGATTGCCGCCAGCTCAGCAGCTATCGCACCCTGTGCCGGAATGATGCCTTGGCCGAATTGGGGCATTACCTTGCTCCTCTAAGTTCATCGATCACGGCGTAGGCAGCATCATTCGCCGCTTTGTCTGGATTCTCCAGCAAACCAGGCAAATTGGGGAATTCCCAGATTCTCCCATGGCGTTGGTTGCCGGCGTTGGTGGGGTTTTGCGGCTTGAAATCAGCCGCGTAGAGCTTCGCTCCAGCCTCAAAATCGTTGAGGCCAAACTTTTTCATGACCTTTTCCTCGATCTCGCCCACCTGCTCCTCGGTGTAGCGGCCGGAATCGATCAGTTTTTGGCGTTGGTTGGCACGCTGGCGCTCGTCGCGCTCGGCCTTTGCACGGATTTTTTCTTCCTCGCGCTCACGCGCCTGCTGTTCCTTGAATTCCTCGAACTGAACATCGGCCGGAACGCGGTAATTGGGGTCGACCTGCTTCACCTGGCCGAGAAATTGCCGGCGCGTCTTCGGGTGACCGGCAATTTTCATCGCCAGAGCGCCTAATTCCATGAGAGTTTGCTGATTTGGTGCCATGTCACGGTTTCCCTGTACGCGCCATCTGGCGAGATTTTGCCCTTTTCTTTTCGCCGTACTCGTTGATGGGCGGGTCCCCCATTTTTCGATTGAATTGAATCCCGGCGAGACCAACAAATCCTCGCGGGTTTGAGTACTGCTCGGCCTGGGTTGTGCTTTTCAGATTGCCGGGCGGGATATGATCAACCCAACCCTTCTTGGGGAATAGATCGCGGTCAACCAATCCTTTGAAACCGCCGCCCTGGCGCTCGACCTTTTCACCAAGCGGGTTGACGGTCGTATCAGCCGCTGCGATGGCGTCACTGATCAGCGTGGTGTGCTTCGACTTGGCCATTGTCAGACCGGCTTGCCCTTGCGCACGAGGTCACCCTTCTCCAGGGCTAGCGGCCGATCACGTTCCGGCACGCTGGAGGCGCTCTTGAAGCCGCCAAGCTCGGGATACGAAGGGATGTTCTGAAACATGCCGCGCTTCTTGGGCCGCTCGCCCATGTTGCCGGCGGAGACCTTTGGCTTGAGATAGCTATACTCACCCATTTGTTGCTCCTTATGCTCCTCCGCCTGGCATTCCCATCGGCGCCATGGTCGGCGGTTTGATTGCTGGCGCTGGCGTCAGACCTGGGGGCGGCGCGCCGCCGGCAAGAGCCCCACTCGGTTTTGCAGCCTGCGCCATTTGTTGAGCCGCCGCAGGCGTAAGCGCGCCATCTGTCTCTTTTCCGAAGTTTGCCGTGAGGGCGCGTACCGCATTGATCAGGCCGTTGTACTTCTTCGAAGCGATTGGATAGGCCAGCAGCGCCTTGTGCAGTGTCTCGATCGCCAGCTTGACCTGTGCATCAGCGGCGGCCTCATTGCCGGCGCCGTCACCGGGCGCAAGCGCAGGAGTTGATCCTGGCCCAGCCGGCCCCCCGGCTGGATTGCCGGGGAGCGTTGGCCTTGGTGGCATGGCGCCGCCCTGAGTCATCGGCGGGCGCGGACCAAACGGCGGAGGCATCAACAACCCTCAAAAAGTGGTATCCAATCTCCAAATAGACCTATTTTCAAAAGCTTGGTAGTGACACCTCAGACGGAGGATTAAGATGGAGACCTGGACCCATAGTCCCGACGACACCAGCGCCACCGTGACCGGCCGCGTGCCGATCCCCTGGTGGTGGAAGTTCAACGTGATCTGGTGGTTTGGAAACGATAACGAGCCGTGGCCGCCGGATTGGTACCGGCAATTCATCCCGAATCGGCCTTACTGGCTGCAAGTCGTGTCGTGGTACATCCGCAACCCGCTGGAAAACTTCTCGAATTGGGTGATCGGAGTCGCTGATAGAAACTACACCGTGTACGGCCAGGCGCCGGTGATGTTGACCGCCTGGAACGATCTCCCGGAGCCCTACCCGCTGGGTTTCAAATACTCCGTCATACATCTGGGCTGGTTACGGTTGCCGTTCGTGTCCTACGTCGGCAAGCGGGTCATGTGGTACGCCGGGTGGCAGGCTGGGGGTTTCGCCGGCACCAAATTTAATATTCTGCACAGCAAAAAGCAGCTGTTCTAAAAGAAGAACCCGCCGGGCGGGCGGGTTGAGTAGGGAGGAAACCATGTTGTTATGCGGTGGGGCGCTTACCGGCGCCGGCCGCGACGATGCCTACGGGCCATCGAGTGCTCCTCTTGTTTGGTTACCCGTCATTGCGGGCTGGATGCTCGATCACCTTATCAACATTCCCATCCGGCGGTAGTGACAGCTCACGCCGCTTGCTGGCCTTGGCCGCGCTTCTCTTTGATGCCGGCCGCAATCCGTTGCTGCTCGCGCTCCTGCTCGGCCTTCACACGCTTGCGCAGCGCGTGGATGATGTTGTCGGCGTTGGGTGGGTTCATTAGCCGCACCAGCATCTCACGGTCGATTGCCTGCGCCTTGAATAGGCCGGCAGCCTGCTCCTTGGCGTCATCAGCAAACAATGGCGAGTGCGAGTGGCCGGAAACCCGCATCTTGAGCTTGCGCTCGGCCACCAGCGCCGGGATCAGCTCCTGACCCGAATCAGTCGTAAGCCGCTCGGTCGAATTCTTCTGGATCAGCTTGAAGCCAATATCGGCAATCCGGGTCAGCGGCTGCTCCAGGCCCACCGCCACCTTCTTGATTCGACCTGAGCCGGTCATAGCTAGCCGTTTCGCGTGCTTGTCCCCGCGCACGCCTTCCGCTCCCTTGCCCATGACGGTTTCGGTGAGCCCGGAAGCTTCCAGAAAAATATGACCAATCTGGTTGAATTCGACGAATAGGTCTTCCGGCATAGGCGGTTTAAGTTCATCAACTTTAGCCCCTGGCACCATGTCGAGAACCCATGTTCCAGGACCGCCGAGCGCTTCAGCCTTCTCGTCTGACAGCCCCATAAATCCGGAAAAGACCTTGGCAGGGTCAACTTGTCTTTCGAGGATATCGGCAATCTGCTGGAGTCTTTCATTGGTCCACACCTGAAGGGGGATCAACCTGTCGCAGTGTGCCTCACCCCAAAAATAGTTGTAGAGCGAGTATGGCCGCACGTGGATAAACGGGTGCTCGTCCGGCAAGAAGATGTTAGATTTACCCTTGTAAAGCTCACGCGCTGGACCGGAGTCTGACCTATGCAGAGCGGCGATCGTGTCACGCGAATCACTCAAGACCCCATCTACACCATCGAACTTAGTGAAGATAGCGTAGTCCTCGTTGATATCGTCCCACACCCACACCTCATGGGCGCGCACCATCGGGTTGTCGCTGTCAGGCTCGTAAGTAGCGCGCGGTTCGTAATCGACGGTGGCGCGACCGGTCATAGCCCCCGATATGTTGGGGCCGCCGACTGAGGAGATCAACAGATTGGCCAGCACCGGGGGTATGTCATCGGTGTACTGGCCTGGCCGCTGTGCTAGCTTCTTGATTTCCGCCTTCTTGCCGGCGCGCAACATGCGCAGCACGGCGTTGTCCCAATTCAGGGAGTAGGAGTGGACAAATGCTTCTTGAGAATCGAGATCAGGTTCTGATTCGTCGTAGACAGCGAAGTCGTTTGGAGCAAACAGCCTTCCAATAAGATCGTCGCGGGCGTCATTCCATCCAAGTTTAATGAACATCGAATCGAGTACCAATGACCACAGCACGGCATCTGAGAACATATACGCAAGACCGGAGTCTCTGAAGACGTCATTCCACATATCCTCCACTGAGACTATCTGGTTGATGATCTCGTCGGCCGCATTGCGCGGAGCTGCAATGTTGTAACGGCAGTGATCGGCAGCATAGAGGAATGAGGCGACCAAATCCTGGTGAGCCTGCAACCGATTATATTTGACCTCGACCGAGTAATCTGTGGTGCCGAAAAGAAAGTACCGCTTTCGACGAAGGTAGAGCTGCTCCCGATCGCGCTTGGAGGCCATGCAGATGGAGGCGATTTCATCGATCTTGTCATCACGGGCGTGCCCGCCTCTTATATTTGATTTCGGGATGATCACTTGATTCCTCCGGGTGGATTGTGCCGTGCCTCGTATACAGGAACCGCCCCGGTTGCGGTCGCGCTACGCTTGTCGATTGTTGCCCTGCTGCCAACCTGGGCCTTCTGTACTGCTGTAACACCGGTAGTAGAGCATATCCCTACGGGAGCCCCGTTCTTGTCAAGCGGCACCTCGACCGCCCAGCCCTTCACCGGCTCGAATCGCCTGGTCTTGCCCGGAGTAACGGTCGGGTTGACCTGGGGAGCCATCCGTTCCCGCCGGCGCGGGGAACGATAGTTCTTATCGCCGTAGGTGCCCGTAAGTTGGGCAACCGTGCGATCAACCTGCTTGGTCTTCTCCGACTTGATGGCGAAAGGCTTGGGCACCCATTGCACATGGATTCCTCCGCAGCGCGGGCACGGCGGGTGATCGCCTTCATCGTCCCATTGGTTGAGGCAGTGCCTGTTCTTACAGAACCAAGTGCGGATGATCATTTGAATGCCTCCGCGAGTTCCTCTGCTGTTGCCTCGTGATCGAATTGGCGCTCGTCCTCACCAACGTCTATGAGGACATGGACGGATGGCTTGTGCCTGTCATGCATTGTGCGGGTGGTCTGATCATCGGATGGATTGGCAACGTGATAGTCTATTACCCGGCACCGCTTCCCGCCATCAGCATAGATGTAGGTTTTCTTGATCACGCCACATGCTCCTGCTTCCTGCGGCTCTCGTAGCGCGGCAGCACAGGAAAATCGCCTATGATCCGGTAGGTCTTGTCGCGGCGCTGCCAGCGCAGGCCGGCTTGCACGCACTCGATCGCATAGGCCAGGCGATTGCGGTAGTTCTCGGTGAGGCCAATTTCCTTTCGCAGAATGAGATAGACGTTCTGCCGTGACACACCAGCAAACTCGCACAGTGGAGATATCAATACCGTGCGAGAACCCTCGCTGTCGCGGAATTCAGGATCGTGTTTGAAGCGCCGGAACCACCTGATTATTTCATCATGCGTCAACTATGTGCTCCCTAATCCCTTGCAGTTGGGGCAGTAGGATCGTCTTTTTTGGAAGCGCCAGCCGATATTTTCGAATTCACGAACCACGTAATCGGTAATGTCACGAGCATTGCGGCCAGTCGGAATGCCGAAGGCAAGTACACCGGGCTGGGGAGCGAACACAGTTGGCGAGTCGATGTTACATCGAAAGCAACATGTACGGACCGCCACAAGTTGCTGAAACCACTTCTCGTTGACATAATGGTTGATCTCCTCGATCGGATCAGGTGGAGGCTTTGGCGCCGGCGGCACCAAGCCCTGCTTGATGGCAAACTGCTCCCTGACCATGTTTTGGAAGTCCTCGGTGGCCTGAAACTCCACCTCGGTCACGGCCGGCTCTGTTGATTTCTTAACCATCGGCTAGCTCCCAATCAGTCGCCAGGAGATCGGTCTGTGAGCAGAGCCAAGGTACCACGTAGCCCTGCGCCGTCTTCATATCGACGTGCGCATGATAATCAACCTTATGCCCCACCATCTCAGGATTTAACTGTCCCATCGGCCTATCGGCAGCCACTAGGAAAGTCGATCCCGGCACCAGAAAGAGATACATGCCTTTGCCGTTCCAGCCGGCGCGCCGGACCCTGGCGCCGTTCTGCATCTGCTTAACTGCCCAACCAATACCATTTCCGGTAATTGGGTGGAGCACAGCCATAAGCGTTGGACTGTTCTCAATCATCTCCCGGCTCCTTCATCCACGATGATTCGCTGTGACTTAAGATAGTCGATAGCAATCTTCTGCGCCATATTAGGGCCGGCGCCGATCGCCTCCATATAGGCCCGCTCGAAGGTAAGCCCCATGTTGCGCAGCTTGGGCTGTACCCACCGGCGCCAGGCCTCGTGCGCCAGGGCGGCGGCAATCACTCGGTCATCCTTGGCGTTGCCCTCGCCGGCGATCTTACTGCCATCCGTCACGATGGTGCGCATCTCGTCCAACAGGAACATGGAATTGAGGATAAAGCGATGAAGCTCGAAACCGTCCTTGAAGGCGTGCATCATCGGTGGCTTGTTGGTTCCTGACGAGCGCCATTGGTAGGCCAGCGTGGCCTGCATCGAATCGGCCCGGCGGTAGAGGTAGTGCCGCATCATGTTGAGTACCTGACGCAAGTCGTGGGTGACCTTGCCGTCAGGCGAGTGATTGATCATATCGCGCGTATGCTGCTTGAGCGCGTTCATCTCGTTGAACACCGCCTCGCCGGGGCCGTTCATCTCCAGGTTCACCATCACATTTCGATAGTAACCCGCAAGGTGGCATAGCGCCCAGGCACATTGGTAGGTCGAAATCGTAGGCGAAACGAATTCGGCAACTTGGACAAGTCGATCAGAGAAACATCTGGCCACGTGGATAACCGCTCGATCAGCAGATTCGCTACTTCCGTAAGCAGGGTCGCATCCAATGACGTAGTGTCCTCTTGGATCGGACTCTTCCCAGATTTTAAGTTCAGCATGTTTCAAGTCCCTGGTTGGGGTGACGATGGTATCCTGCCAACGCTCGGTGAACATGTACTTATAGGGGATCAGCTTTTGCTGCCGGGCGCGCTTGAGTGCATCGGTCAGAGAATCATTTGTGAAGAACTGGGCGCCGGTGGCAACGAAGGCGTCCTCCTCCAGCCACGGAAACTGCTCGTCGGCCTTGGCCTGGTCGCCGTTAAGCTCGCTCTCCAGCTTCCAGCGGTACCAGGCAATCTGGTTGCGGGTAATATCTACTCCGTATCGTTCTTTGACAAGTCTGATTCGCTTACGCTCAAGAATATGAAAAGGGGTAGCATGGCCTTGGGGCATGTACACTGAAAACCAGGGGTGGTCGTCGGGAAACGTATAGTGATCATGTCTCCACCATCCCACGAATATGCGGCAAATGGTGGGGTCGTCTTTTGCCTGGTCCCACATTTCGTTGAAGAAGTTGAAGCCGTTGGCCGTCGTTTCATAGATTTTCATCCGGTGCGGATAGTGGGTGGACATGGTGGCGGATAGCTCGTTCAAATCGTCTGGCGAGCCCCAGAACGCCACCTCCGTGCCGTGGATGTAGTTGTTGGCCGACGAGCGGCCGAGCCCACCCTTGACCTTCTCCTTGATGCCGGCCACCAGATACTGCATCACGCTGCCGTTCTTGAGGATCAGCATGTCGCGGTTTTCAATGTTCCACTTGATGCGGTGGGTCTTCGGCAGGTGGGCGTAAAACACCTTGAAGGTGTTTCTGAAGTTGGCCTTCGATTGGTCGGTGTGGGTGACGAACGAGCCTAGTAACCCCGGATGCTCCATCGCCCAGAAGGCGTCGAGCGCCAGAAAGAATGTGGTCATGCCAAGCTGGCGGGCCTTGAGGATATAGAACACCGAAACGCCGCGCTCCATGGCAGTGCATATCTCGTCCAGCACGTAGGTTTGGGTCCCAAGCATACGCATGGGGACAAGGCCGAAGTCCTTGGTGAGGATTTTCAGGCGAGAAATAAAAGCCAAGAACCGAGCGCGCGGGAACGGCGCGATCTTGATGCCTGGGAGCTGGACATTCATGAGATGCCGAGCAACGGCAGCAATTTGGTCAGTAGAAAGATCAGCACGATCGCAAACACCACCCAGCGCACGATGACGGTGATCAGGGGATCAGGCGAGAACCGCTCGGTAACCGCAACGATGATGACGGCGACCGTGACCAGAATGATGATGGGAATCAGAAGCGCGACGAGATTGTGCATGGGTTACCCCTGGGCGCCTGGCATGAAGCAGCGGATGCCGCTGATGGCTCCGGTGCGATCACGTTGCCACCAGACCTTGGCAACGCCAATAAGGTTAGGGCCGTCCACGATCGCCACATTGGGCACCACCACCCAGCGGGTACCATCAAACACGCGGTACATTCCATCCACAGTATCCCACTGAGCATCGAAGCCATCGGCGTCTTGACAGCAGAGAAGGTGGTTACGGCTTTGCAGCTTACCGAACCATTCGCGCATCTGTGGGGTGGCTTGCGCCCATTGGCCGTTATCCATGCCGTGCGCACGGTGTACTATGAAAAGCAAGACGAGTGGGAGGATTAGAATTACGGTGATTGCGATCTCACCTTCATGCCACCGCAGCCACCGTCTGAGCCTAAAAAGGAAGGGGGTCGTCCGCATCTTTCATCGCCATGTAGACCAGGCCGAGCGTTACTCGGAGGTGATATTCGTTTTTGTAGTCGAAGCTGGTCAGCTTGAAGTCGCCGTCTTTTGATGGCGTTGGCCAATGCAGGTTGGCGTACTCCAGGAACTTCTTGACGCCGGCGGCCAGCACTTCTGGCGGAGGCAGATCGAGCACCTGATTCAGGTCAGTGTCGGCCACCACCCGAGTTTCCTCCGGTGCCATCATCACCTTGATGGGACCGCGCTTGCTCACGTCTGCGTGGCCCCCGTCGGGTCGTCAGGCAACGGTTGGTCGATGGCGGCCGCAGCGGCGTCAACCTGCATCTCCAGGGCAGAGAGCTGGTCCTGGGTGATGGCGGTCTTGTTGACGATATTGTTGTAGATCGCCTCGGCAATGGTGGCAAGCGTGCCGGACGCCTTGGCGATGGTCGGCTCCAGCTCGACCACAACATTCAGGACGCCCTCGATGGCGCCGATGATCTCAAGCGGGGTCATTGGACGATACCTCCAGGCGTGGCCGACGCATTGACCGCCGACTCGAACCCGGAGATAGCCAATTGGGTGGCCGAGATCAGCGCGGCAGCGTTGAGGGTGGGGTTGTTCTTGACGAAATCACGCAACTGGGTGATAGCGGCCTGCGCCCTGCGGGCGTTGACCTGGATCGAAACGATGACGCTGCGCTTGGCGCAGATATTTGAGACACTTGGCTGAGTGCCGGTCTTACACAGCGGCAGCGCCTTGTAGGCAAGCGCAATCTGCTGGGCAGTGTAGTAGCCGGCCTCCAGGTCATAGAGGGTGGTCGTGTTGAGCGGATTTGACATGCTATGGAATAGGGCGCAGCCGGGCAGCACGAGCGCGACGGCGAGGGCAATGAGAATGCGCATGGATGGGTCTCCCTGTAGCGGGTGGACCCCTTTACCGCCTTTTCGTGATTTCCGCAATGATGGCCCTGGAGGCCGGCGGCAGGCGATAGCCTCTGGTGCGCACCGGCAGGATTTCAATAAGGGGATTGATGACTTTCAGCCGGCTCCGCAGCCGCGAAACCAGGTGGCGGATGGCGTCCCACCCCAGGCCACCCGAATCATCCAGGGGGTCGCTGGTGATGATGACGTTCATATCTTCGTAGGTGAGAGCCTCGCGGCGCATGAAAGCGCCAAGAATGACGGCATCGCGGGCGGTGATCCCCAGGCCCTGGTAACGGGTGTGATCACCGCTGATGATCTTCTCCAGCTCGGCAATGCGCGCCCGCAGTGCTTCGTTTTCAGTGGAAAAATCGGAAGACACCGGACACGCACCACGCCAGGGCCACGAGAAGCACGATGATGGCTATCGGTTGCAGGCCGATCATCCGCTGCTCGGTAACGTGCTTATCGAGCCACTTCAATAAACGGTCGATCCCATCCTCAATCTTATCATTCACGGCACGACTTTGGGCGACGGTGTAGCTTTGACAACATCCGCCGGCGCCTTCACGGTCTCTACAGTTGGTATGTCGGCTATCATGTTGGCAACGGCCGGCAAGCTGGCCGGCTGCGTTGTCGTCACCACCACCGTGTTTGGCATGTTGGCCACCGTGGCCTTGAGGCCGGACGCGCGCCGAACCCAGAATGACCACACCACACTCCAGAGCGTCATGCCGGCGCCGGCGCAAGTCAGGAAATCGGTCGATAGCGTGGTCCAATCCGCATCCGAGAACACGCCCTTGGAGACCAAGACTACGCCGCCCATCTGGAGCAGCATTCGCACCATCATCAGCCACTGGTCCTGGGTCATGCTGTAGCCTCCTGCAAGCCCTCGGCAAACAACCGCGACTCAAGAATGCGGCGGTGCCGAAGATCGTACACATTGGGCCACAGCCTCACCATGGAGGAAATCAGGGCCGGGATTAGATTATACTGCTTCTGCTCCATTGCAACCCTGATATTCCGCATCTCTGTAAATCTCGGCAGCGTTGAGTTGTAACCTCCCGTTCCCCGGTTGTAGGACAGCGAGACCAGAACACCACGGCAATCGTCCGAGGGGAGATCGTCATAGTTCGGCAACGCCAACCTGACACGGTTCTCCCACTTTGGAATCTCTCGCAGGGTGAACTCCTGGAGAGCCTGTGCCCAGGTTATGGTAACCTCGCTGCGGTGTTCTTGCACCCAGGCGTGGGCTATCTCCCCGGTGCGCTGTACACCATCCACCATGGCATCAATCATTTGTTGATCTACAATACCCGCCCAATCGCTCCTGCATTCGGCTGAAGTGCAGTAGCCGAGATCGTAGCCGACGCCAACTGTGGGGCCGGAAGCGCCGCCGGGCCAATCGAAATGTTCCTCGGTCTTGTCGTAATAGGCTTCATCGCCATCCTCTTGGGCGACGATGAAGCTGACCAGCTTGGGCGAGATGGTCATCGTGGAGCCCCAGTAACACCTTGGCCTACGCCGGCTTGCACGGCCTCGGTCTTGGCGGCCTGACCGAGCTGGTACGGCATCCATTCGGCATAGTAGCCGAATGCGTTGGGGCTTATGTCCCCAGAGAGCAGCGGCACGGATGACTTGAGCCAGGTCTTGCCTTCTTGATCAACCACGAACAGATTGACCATCACGTCGCTCCAAACGTAGATGATGGTGGCATCAAGTTTCTGCTTCTTATCGCCCCATGCGATCTCGGTATCGGTGTTGGCTGGGGTGAACCAGACTTTTCTGCCAATGGTAGGGACGATCATTTTGCTTCGCTCCATATCTTTGCGAGGTTGGGCCACTTGGCCAGGGAGTTTTGATCGGCCAGATTAGCGCATTCGATCAATTGCAGCTGGCGCAGCATCTGCGGGCTGACTTCGACCATATGATCGTAACGCAGCTTGAGCCGGCTGTCATGCAGATCGGGTTTCTCCAAGGTCGCCGGCCGATCGAGCAACGAGAACATAAAAGCCAGCGCCTCTGCCGATTGCCCGAAGTAGCTTGAGACAACGCTTCGGCCAATAGCGTCCGGCTTCAACAGTTGGCGCTGGTATACATTGGTGCCGTAGATCGAGTGCAGGCCGCCGGCAAAGCACAATTCCTTTGCCTTCATGTCCTTAAATTTATCTTCCAATAGCTGGAACACGCGGACCAGGTGGTCGTGTAGCGTACCTGCGGTATGTTCTTGTTTGAGGCCGCCGTGTTCCACAAGGAAAGCACTCAGTCGCTCAAAATCGGCGCTGCGCTTAGGCCGAGTTTTGTACATGAAGGTGGTGCGCAGCACGTTGCACTTGCGGGAAACGGCGCGAGCGCAATGCGACATATTTGAGGGCGCGATGACGGCCCGGTTGGCGCGCGGCAAGACCGACGTGTATTCGTCATGGCCGTCCCAGAAAACCGTTTCGCCGGCCCAATCACCGAGCCAATCTTTGCAGATGTAGATGATGATGGTGTGCTCGTCGGCGCGCTGGCTGTCGGTGTGGAAATAGCCATCGGTACCGTAGGTGTAGCCGTTGGCATAGCAACGGACGATGGCCGCGCTGTTCAGCTCCCAGATTTTCTGATTCACTTTGTGCCACATCTCGCGCGGCAACGGCGGCAGAGTTGCGGTAAGGTCAGCCAGGTTCTGCCGCTGGTCATGCACCGGCTTCCAGCTCCAGTGACCGTGCGGGTCGGTCTGGTTGTTCGACTTTGAACCATAAGCCATCGGCTGCGACAGCACGTAGTCGCGCAGCCTGGCATAGTCCCCCGCCGGCAGAAAATCATCAATGACGGTTGGCTTCATCTCACGCCGTGAGTCCGTATGAAGTTGCGCTGCTTGAGATCGCAGAGGTTGCGCCGCTTGATGAATTTGCGCAGGGTAGTCTCCCTCACCTCCAGAGCGGCGGCGATCTGGACGAGGGTCATGTCGGCGCGCAATAGCTTACGGACTTCCGGCACGCGATCGGCAAGCTTCTCTCCAAAGTTACCGCCACCAGAACCTTCAAACCTGACCTGGCTACAATCAAGACGCCCACCGACGCCATCTGGGTTACGTTTATGTCCTCTCCGGGTCATTCTAGCTCTCCACCTTTTGCCCATGAGCGGCACATTGCGTTCCGACGATCGCCTCGGCTATCTCTATCGCCGTTTCCAGCACGTAGCCGCCAAGCCGCTTTTCCAGAGATCGCCTGAATAGCACTTGCTCAATCGTGCTGGTGATCCTGGCGTATCGCAGCGGGTGCTCGTTGAGCGCTGCCCGCAGCCGCTCGATCTCGGCCTTGAGCGTGATGACGGCGGCCTGGTTGTGCTCAAGCTCCTCGGCGTGCTGATCGCGCTCGGATCGAAGGAGATCGATATGGTTGGATAGTTCTTCGACTTTCAGAATCGCGTCGGTTCTCACTGTCATTTCCCCTCCTTTGCCCCTCTCTCACCGGGAGCGGCACGCGCGGTTTTAACGCCAGCGCGCATGGCTGCCTCAACAGATCGAAAGCGTTTCCACTTATCGAGGCGACCGCGAACGACCTCCAGGTCTATGCAAGCGATGAAGGTCTCGCGCCCGCTCGGTCGCCGGACCTCGATCTGCCCATTCTCTGAAAGCCATTTATCGCCGTGGATGCGAATAAACTTCATGCCATCGACCACGATCTGATCCTCGATCTGCCGCTCTGTCATCGAGATCGCCTCTCCGGTCCTCGGCCAACTATATCCGTTAGCGTGTGGTTCTTTATATCGACGCAGATTGCATCAACATCGCCAGCGTGGTCACCCACAGCCTTTTGTGCAGCAAAGGCGCATTCCTCGCGCAGATCGAATACATCGAACTGAACGACATTAACCCCCACGACCACAAGCAGGACAAATATGCTCATGCGCTACGGCCCTCCTTTTTGATAGGAGCGCCCCTCTTGCGGCGCAGCACGCAGAACAGCCGCCAATCCGCGATCAGGGTGGAGGTTTCGATCTCCCAGCCGTCGTCCAAATAGAGCGGGACGCTCGGGATGGGACCGCCGATCGTTTCCTCATATGGAAGCTTGAATACCTCGATCTTGTATTCCCACATCACACACTCCTATCAGTTGAGATTGGCCGGCTTGTTGGGCTCCACTTCCATGTCGCTTAAGTGGAACGCCACCAACTTGGTATAGAGATCGACGGGCCTAAGCTCGCTGTCGGCGCTGTCAAAGAGATGGCGATCATCGCCATCATTGAACACCGTGACGATAACGACCTGATCGCAGCCCAGCTCTTGCTTGACGCGCTGCACCTCGGCAGCGAGTAGCTTGTGGATGATTTCAATTCTATCTTTTGACCAATCGCCTTTCATGCGTCCACCTCCGTGATCTTGATATCGTAGCGGGCTTCGATGATCTTCTTTTTCAGTTTGTAGAGCGGCGTGCGCACGCCCTTCACGTCCTCGATGACCATGTTGCCATGCTCGTTCATGTACTGGAAATCGGCAAAGTAGGTGAAGATCACCTTGTTGTTGATCTGGAACGAATAGAGTGGCTGGAGGAGGAGCCTGGTAATCTTGCCGGCGCGCTCCAGCAGCTTCAGCTCGGCATAGCGGTTGGCCTCGGCCTGACTGTCGAAGGTGTAGCCGTCAAGCTTGACCCTGCGGTTCTTGTATTTTGATGACTTGGTTGGGAATGGCGGCGCAACGGTCCACATCAGCCGGCCTCGGCCTTCTGCTGGTAGCCCAGCGCCTTATCGACGATCTCGACCTCGTGCTTGGCCAATTCACCGACCGGTTTGATCGGCATCCACTGGCGAGCGATGTGCAGGGCGCCGCGCAGGCGCGTATTCTCGGCGCGCAGCTCCTTGATCCAATTGGGCGTCTTTTTTGATGTGCCGGCCACCGGCGCCTCCACCATCAAAGGGTTGGAGTTGGAAGGACGGGCAGTCCCCACGAGGGAGTCGACACCTCAGACTGCCCGTCCTGTCTACTCCCTGCCATGGGGCTGGGGGGCTGTGGTGGCTGGAGAGTAGACGGACAGTTATATGACAGCTCAGGCCGGGACCGTCAATCGCCTATCGGAAAGAATTTGCAGCATCGGCTGCGCCTCATAAAGCTGCACAAAAAGCTTCGGGAGGAAGGCGCGGCGAGTGACGGCGACGAGATCACCATAGAGATCGTCGTTCATAGCCTTGATGATGTAAGCGGTTTCATCCGGCACCAGATCATCGAACACGATCCGAATACCGTGCAGCGTCATCAGGTTGGAAGCGCGCACGATCGCCGGCGCCGCAATGAAGCAGCTGCCGAGCCCAGTGATAAATCCACGCCTGGTTGGTTGTTCTATCCCCAAAGAAGCCGCCCGGAGACCTGGAGGAACGAGAAAAAAATCCACAGCGTGACGACGACGATAACAGCCCAAAGGGTGAACAACACTACGGCTTTCATTAGAACCCTCAAAGCTTCGGCTGGCAGTCCCCACCGCTATGGCTACGCAAGTGGAGCCTGCCAGCCTGGTGCTTCCGGTACCATCCGCCTGGGAGGAAAGGAACAAACCCCCAGGCCGGGCAAGGCTCTCACCAAAAGCCCGAGCTGTCAACCGCGAGTGACCACAGATTTTTTCTTGGGAGGGGGGTTGGTGCCTCGTGCTGAGCGTTCAGGTCCCTTGGTTGGGTAAGGTCTGAAAGAGTGCCGGTTCCGGCCCAACCTCGATGGCGTCCCTACGCCGGCCACCCCACAGCACGAGGCAAAACCAATATGACATCTCAGCTTTACTTCTGCAATTTTTTCTGGGGGGCGGGATACGTGGGGCGGCCGCATTCGCTCCTCTGCGCCCCATCGGGCTGCGCGAACCCTCGCGCGCACAGAACAGACCGTGAACAGCTGTCCGGCAGAACAAAAGGTCAACGAACCGAGAAACCCTGAGAGAACAAAGGGATACACCGTAGGAACAGAAAATCCGTTCGCATAACCTTTATTACGGAACATTTGGAACGAAATCCAACAGAAACAAAGGCTTAAGCCGATCACTTAAACCTACCTCATGTAGTGGTAGAATATCCTTGTGCCACAAGCAATGCCTAGAGCGAACCTATCCAGAACCGCAATCCTGGCCGGTTCGGAAGGGTGTTTTCACCGATGCCACTTGCTGCAAGTCAGCTATCATCGCAAGCCTTTGCCTGCTCTTGCCTATACCGGCCGCGCGCTTGTCGCGCGGCATCCGGTCTATCCCAGCGTTCCAGAGTGCCGCTTAGTCGGGCAACCGGAGCCCCGCGCGAGGTAGGATGGCGCCCGAAAAAGGCGAGTCAAGTGACAGGTGAGCCTGGATTCATTTCTTCGCTTGTTGATTGCATTGGAGAAATAGCAGCCTTGATCACGAATTGTTACAAAGTGTTTCAGCCGATCACGCGAATTTAATGTTCTGTCCACTTTCTGTTCACGGTCACCGCCATAAGCAAGCCGCGTTTATGTCGTATCCTAACTGAGTTAGGACGGCAACGAGAGGCGGCAAGCACCGGATGATAGGCGGCGAGGGACCGCAGCAAGACGGGACACGAGTCCCTGCGCTGCGGTTTTGAGGGCGGGAGGGCGATCTCCCGGCTACCACTTACGACACTTCGACCCCGGCCGGCGGCACTCTGAAAATCTCAGGAATGCCGCCGGGCGGGATCGATCCCGCCTCATTGAAAGGGGCTCAAAATGTACCATCAGGAACTCTATAACGATGAAACCGAATACCGGCGCAACCTCCTCGAAAGCTGGCACCGGACAGCTGATCTGCAAGCGATGCGGGCCGCAAAGTGCCGCCCGGTCGAGGGCTGGGCAAACGTCATCAGCGAGGACTTGCGCGCCGTCGTCTATTCGCTGCCGGCGTGGCCCTTCGCGTATTGGCTCACCCACTAGAGCGCAGCACCGGGGCGCTTGCGGGCGCCCCCATGGTGCGCTTTTGCACCACAACGAAAGGGACTCCTATGTGCGAAGATGGATCATGTGGAAAAGTCACCCCGGCGCTCACAATTGACCTTATCCAAACGCCGCTTGGGTGGCTCGCCTTTACCAGTAACGCGGCCGGCGAGTTTGTTGACGGGGCGCTAGTCCCGGTTCCGGCTGACTGGTCTTTTGATCAAGTGGCCGCTGAAATCGAAAAGCAAGTAAGCGCCCGCATCCCGGACATGAGATTCGAGCGGCAAGACGTGCGGACGTTAAACGTTTAGGAGCGTAGCACCGGAGGGCGAGCAATCGCCCTCCTATGGTGCGCTTCAAATGCACCTGCGATCCCTTCCGGTATCGCATCATTCACGAAAGGAACCTAACCGATGTTTCAACTGGTGGAATTGCGCCCGGGCGGCGAGGTCGAGCCGCTTAAGCGCAAGAACGGCGAATTACGCTTGCTTAAGACGGGCAAGGCTGCGGCAAAACTTGCCCGCGCGATCTCGCAGGGCACCGGCCGCAAAATTCAACCTCGACCCTTCGCCACCGTCAATTGGCGGGACCGTGAATTAAAACGCGAGGAAGATGGAACCTATACCCGGTTGCCTTGGGCAACAGAGCCATGGTGGCTATCTGCCCTACAACATCAGCCGGTCATAGATCACTATGCGCACGTGTCGGCAAAGTATCCCGGCCGGGTGGCCTTCACTGAAACCGAAAACAAGGGACTTGCCGACATTCAGACTCCCATGAAAGCCGGCAAATATCTGCAACGGTTTTGCACCGGGCTGCCCGATGGCACTATCGCCAATTGGGCCGCGCGATTTTCCTCGCAATTCGAAAACGGGATTCTGCAACTTGCTGAAACCCGCGAGGACATTGCCGACGTTTATACGCGCGGCCCGGACTCCTGTATGTCCGGCAAGGCTAACTTGTACCGGAGCCGGCCTATCCACCCGACGGAAGCCTATGCCTCCCCTGGTGACGGAGCGGTGGCTTATATGGAACGCGACGGCCGCGTCACGGCGCGAGTCGTCGTGTCCCGTAAGCTGATGCAATATACTCGCGTTTACGGCGATTATGAGCGGTTGCGGCCGTTGCTGCAAAAGGCCGGGTTCAAGCAAGGCAACATGCTTGGGATGCGGTTGCTGAAAATTCCGCACAAGGGGGGCTTTGTCATGCCTTACCTCGACTGCGGCCACCAACTCAAAGATCGCGGCGACCACTTCGAAATATGTACCGCCGATTGCTACGATTATTCCGGCGGCGATACCTGCGGAATGATGGGACCATGGTCCGACGATGATGACGAGGGCTACATCTGCTCTTGTTGTGACGATAGAATCGACGGTGACGACCATTACACCGTTGATGGAGAGGTATGGTGTCCCTCTTGCTTCGATGCTAACGCTACCACTTGCGACGCTTGTGAGCGCAACACCCACTCCGAAAATGCGTCACAAGTTCTAAACGCTACATGGTGCTCCCATTGCGTCGGATGGAACGCCTACTATTGCGACCATTCCGCGCAATATGTCCCGTCGCGGGAGATCGTCAACACACAAGATGTTGGCCGCGTGTGGCGCGGCTATTTCAACGACCACGACGGCGTTGATTGCCGATTCTGCAATCGGGCTTGGCTCGATCCGACGGCCGTCACTATGGGCGTCGGTTGCGTCCACACTGCGCCGTGTATCGCAAGCCTTGTAAACCAACGGAAGGAAAGCGAAAATGAATGACTCCGAACGACTCGACACGTTGCAAGAAATGCTGATGTACAAGCGCCCCGAAGGCTCAAAGACGGAGCGTAAGTTTATCAATCGCTACATCAAACCGCTTGGCGTTGGCAAAGACGGCGCCGGCAATCTGATCAAGCGGATAGGCGAGTCGCCTGTCCTTTGGTCGTGCCATACCGACACTGTACATAATCGCGGTGGCAAGCAAGCGGTGGAACGCGCCGGCGACCTTTTCGGCCTAGCCGAAAAGGGGACTTGGTTCAAAGGCAGCAATTGCCTTGGGGCCGACGACACTGCCGGCGTTTGGCTCATGTCGGAAATGATCAAGGCCAAGACTCCCGGCCTCTACATTTTCCACCGTGGCGAAGAAATCGGTGGAGTCGGCTCGAAATTCATCGCCAACAAAACACCGGACCTACTGAAGGGAATCAAATATGCCATTGCGTTAGACCGCAGTGGCGCTAACGACGTGATAACCCACCAATGGGGCCGTTGCGCTTCCGATGACTTTGCCGACTCGTTGGCAAGCGGTCTGAATACCGGGACCGGATTGCGGTATAAGCGCGATCCCGCCGGCATTTTTACCGACACCGCCAATTATGTTGATCTAGTCCCGGAGTGCACCAATCTGTCGGTTGGATACAGAGGCGCCCATAGCGCCAATGAAATCCAGGATGGCGCCCATTGCCTTGCTTTGCGGGAGGCCCTAATCGGGCTCGATACCTCGACCCTTGTCGAGTCCCGTAAGGCTGGCGAGGATGGCGGCTATTCCGATTGGGAAAAGAGGTACTATGATCTTAACTACACCTCCCACGAGAAGGCTGATTACACCTGCTATGGGTCTACAACGACCACACAGAAGGGCTGGACTTCGGACGTATGGGATGAGGGCGAGCAATCGCCGCCGCGCCATAGGACGCTTCTAGGGCTTGTGAAGGACTACCCGGAAGAAGTGGCCGATTGGCTGGAATCGTACGGCGTTGATGAAACCGAGATGCGTTCTTATATCGCAGATATAAGGCGCTGGAACCGATAGCGGCCTAGGGCCGGTGCCTTCGGGCGCCGGCCACGGGGCGCAATCGCGTCAGAAAGGATGGAGGCTATGGAACGGTTCGAAACCGGTGCTGCCCGTCGCGCCCGATGGCAACGGGAGAACCTGCAAGCTGTGGCCATGTTGGCCGGCGCTGTCGGGTTAATCCTTGCTATCTTGCTCGCCTGGTGACGACCGGTCCCCTAGGGCGTTTTCCCTAGGGGTTTCACCTTTTGTTCCTAAGGTGTTCCCCTGTCAGGTGTTCTCGTTTTGTTCCTCAGGTGTTCCCCCTAGTGGTTTTACCCGAGGCGGGCTGACCCAGGGGGGGGTGGTTAAACGGCGAGTTCTCAAGGCAAAAAGTTTTTCCAAGGACAAAAATTCAGCTCAGGAGGAAGGGATGCCAAAAAGACTGTACAGTAAGGAGCCCATGGCCCCCACCATGTTTCGCCAGGTCGGCTTAATGATTGGGTTTAAGAACCCGCAACAACTCTCTGCTGCACTTGGGATTTCCCCGCGTCAGTCACAGGCCTATGCCGCCGGCACGAGCGTGATTCCGCTCAGCGTCGAGAAGCTGCTGGCGGCGCTCCTGTGCCTTCAGGAGGCCCGGCGGCTGTTGCACGCTTCTCTCGTAGCCGAGCAGCCAGATCATAGTCCTGACCTTCGTCCAGCTGTCGAAAGTCCCGCGGAATCTGCATCCTAAGCCACGCTTCCTGCTGGAGCACCCAACCAGGAACTCCTCCGTTGCCGTCCGAGCGCCAGACATAACCAGGCGGCGGCGCCGGCCGCGACGGCAGTCTGCGCTTGTGTTTCATCGCTTGCCATCAATGGGACTCGGCGCGCCGGCCTGAAGCTTACCAAGCTCGTCCCGTGAATATGGTTTGCCGTAGAGGCTCACAGCCTCGTCGTAGTTCGATAGAATGGTTCCAGGCGGGTGCTTGCCGTCCGGTCCAGGAGGCGGATCAGCGGGCCGCGCTGGCCGATCTAGAGGCTCCCGCGATAATGGCACACCGAGGCGCTGTAATTTTGCCCGCCAAGATGCCGCATTCTCACATGCGTTGCGCACCTCGAAGCGGGTCGGCAGGAACTGGCAGTGGTCGGCTACGTAGGTGATGCCGGCCCGCGCATCCACTTCAGCATACATGCACAAGATGCTGGTAATATTGGCGTAATAGCCTTCAGGGTCGCTTGGGAGCTGTAAAGGGTAGCCAGCCGTCATCGCTTCCACCAGCTTCGCTGCCGCCTCGCGCGAAATCCTTGAGCTGGTCGCGGGCGCGGGCGTTGCGCTCCCTGAGATCGTCGCGGGAGCCTGGCCTGGGGGGAGTTTGTCCATGGCCGTTTCCTTTCTGTTGGTAGGGACTATTGACCCAATTGCGCCAGGCGGCCGGCCAATCGATATAGCGGTAGCCCTTGGCGGTCGCGTGGCTCTTGAAGGTCTGAATCTCTAGATTCACTTTTTCGGTCGACCACCCCAGCGCGAGCGCGATCGAAGGGTCGGGGATGAAGTCGGCAGGCCATGCCGTTTTCCTGTCACGCTTGTCACGCTTGTCATGCGTGACAGCGTTACGCGCTCTATGATTTCGTTGACGGATTCTATTGCCTTCGCGCACGGCAGCAAGCCGCTCCTCCTGCTCTATCTCAAGCACCTTCAGGATGGCTTCCGGGGAAAATCCGGCCGCACGTAGGGCTTTGACTGAAATCACATGAAGGCTCCGTGCCTGGAGCGGTCGGGGCTCCCCGAGGCACCAGGGAGCCCGCGACGTTTCTAGTCCGCCGGGGATCAATCGGCGGGTGCTCTCTTAAACATCTGCGGCGGGACCGTCAACGGCTGCGGGTCGAACATGCCCGGCGACAGCTGGAGCCTGCCATTGAAAGTGTCCCATACCGGCCGGTGGTTGACCCGATAGGCAAGGATGGCAACGAGAATGAGATAGGTAATTAGTACAGCCGTCGCTGCCGCTGCTGTACCGTTAACGGTCCATTTTTCTCTCATGTGTCTCTCCTGTAATATCGCCCCGCCTTCCGTTCGTGCGGGGCACAGTATGGGTGGTTATATTCGACGCCGCCGCAGGGCGCCCCGCAGAACTTCTGCGGCGTCCAGCGGTCGCCTGGGCCAACCGGCCAGCGGCAGGAGTAGGGGGTCAGGTCAACCAGCTCCAGCGCCTCCCCATGCCACGGCGGCGGCGGTGGCGGCTTTGGCAGTTTGATCACGGTCACACGCTTTCTCTCTTTTTTTGGTTTCTTGTCCATCTTAATGGTTGGTGGAGTGGCCCACTTGAGGCCCATCCGGCGGGCGCGGCCGGCGACCATACCGCGCGTTACGTGAGGCCCCATCGCCTTCGCCGCCGACTGCATCGTGTGGCCATCGGCCACCAGCTCACGCAGCTGGTCGCTGGCTTCTGTGGTCCAGGCTACCCAGGTCATAATTGCGGCACGCTATGTTGGTGTTGATAGCCATTAAGAGGCGGTCATACCTGAAATCTTCAGTAACTGGGAAGCACAGGTCGTCACGCTCACCGCGCCGGCCGCAAACCCAGCAACGGTACGACGGCGCAAATTCGGTCATTTCAGCTCCCTTAGATGATAGGTTGCTCCGCGCCCCAGGGTGTTAACGATGCGCAGGCCAAGTTTCTCCAGCGTTCCATTCATGATCCCGATGCTGATCGAGATCACGGTTAGAGCATTCTCGGGGCCACCGTCCGGGTGATCCTTATAGACGAACCCAGCAACTTCCGCCCGTGTCGATCCTTCCGGGTGGGCGCTGATGTAATCGTAGATCGCCGCCTTGACCGGCCGACCCGGCAGGAATGGATTTTTCGGCGGGATAAACTGCCCGCAGGTATCACACCGTTTTAGCGGCGACATAATCGGCTTTTTCCTTCTCCATCCCGGCAACCAATTGTTTCAGCCCTTCTACGGTGGCATCAACCAGCGCCTGGAGTTTATCTGGGCTCTCGACGAATGCCACCATGACCGCAGCTAGAACGGCCATCAGAACAGTGATCTTCTCTGCCGGCTTGCTGTCTCCAAGCGCGATGTTCACCAACATCGATGTAACTACAAAGTCGTTGCCTTGGTCTGGTACCGGGTGGACTTCGACAGCGATCGCCTTGAAGAATTCAGCCATCATTCTGTTCTGTACCGGCTCGTTATCGGCCCGGCCCAATGAGACAAACGCCTTCTTGAGATAACAGGCGTTCATACCGATAAGGGCGATGGCAACTGCCCCCTGGCGGTTGGCGTCAGCCTCTAGCGTCCACTTTTTTACCAGCGCTTCGGCCGTCTTCGTGTCAGCCTGGTATTCCTCCACAAGGCCCTTCATGACGCCAGTAACAAGAGAGTCTATGTCGAGTTTGGGTTTATCGGTCATTGCCTCTACTCCTGTTTCGTTTTGCGGTGCGCAGCGCAGCGGCATACATGCCTTCCGGTTTTCGTTTGCGCTTGCGTTTCTTGCGTGGCTTAGGCGGGTACGTGTTCTTGAATTTCAGTTGTCTGAGTCGCAGCTCAACGTAATGCCGGGTCGGGCCATAAGCCGGCGGCCCGTAAGTTTCCCAGTTCAGCATGGTGGTGCGGCCGACCCCGAATTGCTTGGCGAATTCCTCTTGGGTCTCGCCGCGCAGGCGGCGTAGCTCGCCAAATTCCTTGCTGATTGGGTCGTAGCGGCGCTGTCTCATGGTGCCTAACCTAGGCTCACGATATTGTCATGTCAACACTTGACACCGCCGGCAAGGCGCGTATATTGCGCCAGGTACCACACCCAGCAAAGGAGCTGAAATGACCAAGCATACGAAACCAAGAAGGATAGACGGGTTGCCGGTGTACGACGCCAAGCGGCCGATCAGTATCACCGTTACAGCCAAGGACGTGGCCAACGCCAAGCGCAAGTCGCCCGGCGCCTGCGTGGCCGCTCTCGCCGCTATGCGTGGTCTCCACGCCAAGGAAGTGCGCGTTCATCTTGGCCGCGTTTACGTTCGCCATACCCAATCATGGCTGCGCTATGAGACCAAGCCACGGTTACGCAATGAGATCATCGCTTACGACCGTGGCGGTACATTCGAGCCCGGTGAATACGATGCACCGCCTCCTAGTGTCGGCCACCGAGCCGGCGAGCGCGGCAGTGGCAGACCAAGCACCCACCCATCCAAGCGCCGGCGCCCTCATTTTGTTGCCAATGTGCGGGTGCGCGCCACCACCAACGCAAGAACGCGGGGTGGTGAATGAGCCTAACCAAAGAACAACTCGAAGCCCGCAAGGGCAAACTCACAGCCTCGCGCATCGCCGTCCTGATGAACGGCGATGCCGAAGGCATTATGCGACTCTACCGGGAGCTAGCCGAGGGGTTGCCAGAGGAAGACCTATCAGGCGTCTGGGCCGTGCAGCTTGGGGCCGTCACCGAAAAACTCAATCTCGACTGGTACGAGCGCAAGAATAAAACCATCCTAAGCCATCGTGGCGTCACCGTGCCGCACGATGACTATAGTTGGGCCGCCGCCACTCTCGATGCGTGGGACGAAAATCTGACGTGCCCGGTCGAATGCAAGCACGTCGGCGGGCGCGAGCCGGTGGAAACGATCATCGATCGCTACCAGCCGCAGTTCCAGTGGCAGATGTGTGTAACGAATGCTGACCAATGCGCATTGTCGGTCATCATGGGGGCCAACGAGCCGATCGTGGAGTACATCGACCGCGACCAAGCCTACATCGACGAGGAGCTGCGGCGCGGCGAGCGCTTCATGATGTGTGTTGACATGAAGATGCCGCCGATAGCAGAAAGGCCAGCGCCACCACCGGCTCCAGACCCCACCAAGATCATCGATATGCAAGGCAGCAACCAATGGGCAGTCGCCGCCGACCAATGGCTAATCTCACGCCCGTATGCTGTGATTGCCAATGATCAGGAAAAAATCCTCAAGGCTATGGTACCGGCAGATGCCAAGAAGGTTTTTGGCCACGGCATCCGAATCACCCGCGACCGCGCTGGCCGCCTCTCACTAAGGGTAGACGAATAATGGTTGCCACGCTTTATCTTACTCAAAAAGCCGATCCTGGTGGCAAGGATTGGGTGCATGTCTATGAGATCAGGAACCACACCGCAGCCGGCATAACCATCGTTGACGGTCAAAACAGAACGACATTCTACCCCGCCCACCTCATTCAACGGATAGAATACAAATGAACACTCTCGTCCCGCAGCAACCAACTTCGTTACAGTCTGGTCTAAATTTCACCAGCGATCAGATCGAGCTGATCAAGCGCACGGTGTGCGCTGGCGCCACCGATGACGAGCTGAAGCTGTTTCTCTATCAGGCGCGGCGCACCGGGCTCGATCCGCTCGCCAGGCAAATCTACGCCGTCAAGCGCCGCGCCCAGGTCAACGGCCGTTGGGTCGAGACAATCGGCATCCAGACCGCCATCGATGGCTTCCGGCTGATAGCCGAGCGCAGCGGCAAGTACGCCGGCCAGCTTGGGCCATTCTGGTGTGATGAAAACGGCCAATGGACCGACGTGTGGCTCAGTTCCACCACCCCACCGTTTGCCGCCAAGGTTGGCGTCCAGCGCAGTGACTTCAAAGAGCCGCTCTGGGGGGTCGCGCGCTGGGGCGCCTACGTCCAGAAGAAATCCGATGGCGCACCGACCCGCATGTGGGCCACCATGGGCGATCTTATGTTGGCCAAGTGCGCTGAAGCGCTGGCGCTGCGCAAAGCGTTTCCGCAAGAGTTGTCCGGGCTCTACACCTCCGATGAAATGGATCAGGCCGCTACCGAGCCCGCAGAGCGTAAGCCGAAGGCCAAGCCGGATGCGATGGACGGGAAGCCGGACCCTACAATCCATGGTGGGAATGCGAGTGTGGCGGAATCAACCACTACGACCACCGTTGCCACGAATGCCACAGGCCCCGCCCAAGAGATTTATAATCCAAGCATGGCCGAGTTGGCGGATGATGCACGCTCGGCCGCCAAGAAGGGCTCTGCTGAATTCCAGGCATTTTGGCGCGGGCTTACTCTGGGCCAGCGCGGCGTGGTGCAAGGCATCGCTGGGGAATTGCGCGACGAGATGGATGCCGCCGACAACGCAAAGGTGTTGGCGGCCAAGGCTGAAACCCATGGCTTGGTCTACGATCCACAGACCGGGGAGGTGCGATGAGCGTCACGCGCGATCACGGTGGCATCGTGTTCGAATGTGACGACTGCCACGATTACGTGGAGACCTTCACCGGCAATTGGCAGGAGGCGTTGGACGAGATGAAGGCCAACGGCTTCAGATCGTATCGCCGGCGGCCAAATATGTGGTTCCACTTCTGTGAGAAATGTTGGGCGAGGAAAACACGATGAAGGACGCCATCGGGATGAACAAGTGCGAGACCTGCCGGTTCTGGCACAACCCAACCAAGGGCCAGATTGGCGCCTGCATCAGGAACCCGCCAACGCCATTCATTCTTGGTATGCAGCCCGCCTCTACACTGGTTGATCCAACAAAGGCCGGGGCACAGATGCAACCAATCATCCGCGCCTATTTCCCGTTGATCGCTGGCTTTGAGGGTTGCGGCCAGCACGAGTCCAGCGCCCCACAACAGAAGCTGTCATGACGGAAGGCAAGCACCCGCCGAAGTCTATCGGCATGAAGCGCGCGCTTATCGCCATGAGCAAGGGGGCACGGCTGATGAAGATGCACACGAGTGGCTCGCCGGCTGGCTACGCCTATTATGTTGTGCCTGGCGGCTACATCGAACCGGATCAGGCGCAGAAGATTATCGAACGGCCGGATGTTGTAAGCAACAACGACGGCCTATTTCCCGGTCTCCCTCAATCCTGGAAGGTTGGCTAAAATGGTGAAGAACGAGGCGGTAGAGGTGGCGCAATGGGAGGTGCCACCGGAGCAGGAGGTGGGGCTTTCATCACTCGCGCGAGGCTTGCGGCAGGCAGGACTCCGAGTGACTTTAATTCTTGAATTAGAGCTGCCAGATCAGGAAGATGATCAGGTGCAGCCTCGACATACCCGGCCGCCGCAGAGTTAGCGGCGGCAATCTGCGCCGGCGTGGCGGTTGCCTGAAAGTGGATATTGCCATCAGCGTCAACACCATCGATGGCGGGGCACGCGGCGCGGATTGCGGCGTCAAACGCCTGTAGGTTGGTGATCCTACTCATAGCCAGATGTTCCCGAATAGCTGGTCAACCGATGACGAATCAAATGTGTTGGCGTTCACGTTATCACCCTGCTGCAACGCTGCAACGGTAGCTATCCCGGTCGTTGCTACTGTAAACACGCTTATTGCCGTCACCGGCACAGCGGCACTCACGGACGTTGAAACATTAGAACCGCTGAAAACTGTGGTGGAATTAAAGCCGATTCCGGTGACGGCATTTGCATTTGCGGCGGCGACGGTCTGAATTCCGGCGTTGTAGAAGAAACTCGCCAGCCGCTCGGAATCGGATTGTATGTAAATTATCTCATTGTTGGTACTGTTGCGCGCTACTCGAACGGTAGATGAAGTGTAGGTATAGGCAGCGCCATTGTCCTGTACGATCGTGTTGACTGAAACTTTATTATAGTAGTTGCACAGGAAGAAAAATGCCGGGGTGCCCCCGCTAGCAGCCCCACCAAACTGATAAATAGATTGACCGGCTGTGGCGCCGACTGTCCGAAATGTTCCAAGGAACGTCCCTTGGTTCACCGCCAAAGCTATTGTAGTGGCCGCTCCGGTGCGCGCCGTGGCGGGGCTGGCGTTGGTCAGGAACCCGCCGAAGATCGCCAAGTTGGTGGCGCGAGTCGTGCTGTTGGTCCACGCGATCGTACACAACGTCGGCAAGCCGGCGACCAACGTCACGAACACGTCAAAATTAGTGGCTGCTGGCCAGCTCGCGCTGCCGCCCATTACTAGACTCAGCCCCATCTGATCGCTTTGTGAGGCAGTGAATTGGTACATCTGGATTGTGGACCCGTTGTAGATCGGCGCGAACGGGCTGACGTAGGGGGCGTAAAAGATGGTCTGCGGCGCGGCCTGCGTTGACGTCATCACCGGCACCGCGCTCTGAAACGTAAGCCGGCCTCCCGGCGCTGCGGTGGTGATTGCTGCGGCCACAGGGACCGCTGGCGCTTCCAAAAACCAACCACCGGCGGCCGCGTTGAGAGCCTGGCTAAACCTAACGACATACTCAAAACCGGCTACAAGGTCGTTGGTAGAGGCCTGCGTAACTCCATCGTTGTGATAGACCGGCAGAAATCCCAGGCCGTTGAATTGAGCGGTGACGGTGGCGGTTGAATTACCAACCGCGCGAAAACGGGCCGCGCAGAATTCAGTGTAGGCTGTCAGCACCGGGCAGTTGACCAGCGGCGTAAGTGAAATGGCATTAGTGCCAGACGCCGATGACGGAATCTCGATCATCGCCGCCGTCTGATTAAAATTGGCGTCGAAGTCCGAAAGTTGCGCCGGGCTGGTTAGCGTCCCAAAGGTAAACGGCCAAGTCATTGAAAATACGCCGTGACTGTTATACCGCCCAACGTCCCGGCTCCTCCATTATTCCCGCCAGTTCCGGCCGTGCCTAGTGTTCCAGCCGCTCCGACCGAATAACTATAGGACGCAGCCGGCGAGGTAATGAGTTTGCGGCACGCCCCGCCGCCACCCCCACCGCCGCCGGTGGATGCCGTTGCCCCGTCGCCGGCGCCGCTTCCGCCGGCGCCAAAACCAGAGCCAGGCAACCCGATATTATTAATGCCAGACAGCGCTGCCGCCGCACTATAAAGAGCTGCCATCCCACCATTGCCGCCAGATTGGTTAGTGGCACCGGTTGGATTTCCGCCATTGCTGCCAGCTAACCCTAGATCACAGCCGGTGCTGCTCCCGCCGCTGCCCCCTGCCGCGTTTGTGCCAGCGGCACCGCCATTGGCGGTCAGTGTGCTAAAAGTAGTATTCCCGCCGGCGCCGCCATTGCCTGGCGTCGTACCAGAACCAGCACCGCCACCCCCGCCGCCGACCAACTCAGCAATCAGAAATTTTGCACCGGATGGTGTCGTGTAGGTGCCGTTGTTTGCTGCGCTGCCGCCGTTGCTGCACGTCGTGGCCGACGTTGAAGTGATCACACAGACGACAGGCGTGGTTGGGTTGAGAGTCGCGCTAGGGATGCTTGCTGCGGGGAACGTTTGTTGCGCGCCCCAGATATTCGCATGATTGAGCGCGATAGAGACGACAACAGCGCCGGTTGTTGGATTGATGGTCAGTGTTCCATCTGAGTTAGAAACAGATTGCACCGGTCCCAGACCGGCACAGGTGCCGCCGGCGTCTTGAAGCTGGAGAGTGGTGGCAAACTTGACGCAATCACCGTTGGTTACCGGGCCGATGACAGTGATTTGTCCCGTTGGCTGCGCCCAGGCGAGAGCGCCAAGTACCAACAGCAACGGCAGCGCCCATGTGAACAGTCTTTTCACTGGTAATATTCCCACACTGTTAAGATGTTGGTGGCGCCGGCGGACGCGATAGCTGACATGCCGTTGGTGAAGCCAGGAAACATGAATCCTTGCAGCGGTTGGATGGGGACCGATCCGTTGCCGCCGGCAACCGCCACAGTGGGATTGCCCGGCCCGGTGGCGTCAAGAACCGGAGCCACCCAGATCACGTTGACGCCTGGGTTGAACACATAGAGATTGGTGCGTGAGGGGTTGGGGACGGCCACCTGGACGGCGACGGCGTTACCGACATTAGGGGTCACGACCAATCTCGGACCCAGATAGCTATTCGCCGTCATTCGCCGTCTCCTGGACTCAAGACCACCAAACCCTCCTCCACCTGGACCAGAGACTACCGCTGGAGGCTTGCCAGCAAAGCTACCATAAGGCGGCCTCGAATATCCAGAGGGAGCGAGGCGCGTGCTCATACGATCGAGAAGGTGTCCCCGTTAGCTGGGGCGTTGGTCAGGGCCGGGAACGTGATAGTCGGAGTCGCTCCCGCTGTACTGGCAGTGATGTTGGCTTGCTGTGACTGAAGGCCAGGCGTGGTGGTATCAGCATCGAATAGGATGGTGCGACCTATGAGCTGACCGATCGAAGCCAACGAAACTGGATTGCTCATGGATGACACTACGGCGGTTGTTAGCGTGCCGCCAGAGCAGGTTCCACGCGGGCAGTTCTCTACGTTTTCAGCCAATGTAGACGCGGCCACAGCGCTGTTGTTGATGGACTGCATATTGCAATCAACTTGATTGGGAGTCGTGAACGTCAGGCCGGCGGTTGAAGTCTGTATGGCGTCGGTCTCAGCCTCAATCTCGGCAATGTCAGCCGATACGGTGGCGCCGGCTGGAGCGCCAAGCCGGGCGAAGGCGTCACCCGTCAATGTCGGCGCTACCACGTTGTTGATGTTCTTGGCATTCACGTCCGGGATGCCGGCAGTAGCCGCCGTGACCGCCGTGGCAAGCCAGCGCTTCACGTCCACGTCAACGAGAGAATTTGCGTCAAGCACCGGAACGCCGCCGACGCCGTTCGCCGCCGCGTTTGGCAGCGCCGTAAGACCGAACCGCACCGAATCCGTTGGGTCTGCCGCCGTTGTGACAATCGTTTTCTCCACCGTGATGGCGCCGGTGGCAGTGAAGGCGTAGCCAATGTCGTTGCCGTTGGTGTCGGCCTGGCTCATGGCGAATTTGTAAAAGCCGGCCGACGAGCCTCCGCCTGTATCCTCGGTCACCGTCCCCGTCGCCGCAGCAAATGTTCCGTCTATGCAGCGACGTACCGATACGGTGGCTCCGGTCAAGCCGGTGCCATCAGTCGTTTTGTTGAGCTGGAAATAAATGAACTGGCCAGCGGTGTTTTTTCTATACAAGCGCCGCTCCCATTAAGGCTGTGCATAGCGCGCAGGCAAAGAACGAGTAGATTCCAGACCCTACTACTGGGGACACTCGTGCGGCCCAGGCGGGCTGAAATGAAGGACCACCTCCAACCGGGTTTTGCTGGGCGATAGCAAGCTCTCCAATAGCGCTTGAACCGATGGCCATCTACTGTCCCGCCAAGATGGTTGCGCCTCTCGCCGCTGACAGCAAGCCAGCAGTCACAAGACCGTTGATGCCAGCAATAGTTCCCGGGGCAGTAACATCGACCTCACCAGAAACAAGCATTCTAAGGTACCAAGCAAAGAGCGCAGGATGCGTCGCCAGGCCTCCAGCGATAGTCTGCTGTTCAGCGCCTGTAAATAAATTGAGAAAGTCAGACGGTGTTTGCCGAACTAATTTCGGAGGTGGATTGGCTACCAAAAAAGCTGCATAGGCTGTAGCAATCTGCGCCGGCGCTCCGACAGCAATCTGCGTAATCGCCGGATTGGTGTCTGAAATGAAAGTTGCTGAACCGTCTGAGTGATATTCAATCATGGCGCCGACGTAACCTTATAATACATCCAGGGAACCCTACCGGAAACATCCGCAGCCGCGCTTGGGCTCGGCGGCATAGTTCCTGGAGTCCCTGACGACTTCCATCCTGAAACATTTAAGGCTTGAAGATTGCCAATGTTTCCGGTCACCACGCCTATGGCTAGCT